CTAGACGATGCGTCGAGAAAATATGCAGAAGCTTTAAATATTAATCAAAATTCGTTAACTACATTTCAAAAAGGCCAAGCCGTAACTACCGAAATACTAGCACAGGCAGAAGGTAAGTACGGAAAAATACTGGATATAATAGGACGAACCCCTAATCAATATGCTCAACTTCAAAAAGCTTTTGATGATATAATCATGAAAGTAAAAGAAGTTGTCGATGAGATAGCAGGCCCCTTAGCAAAAGTTCTCCAAGACACTCCGGCAATTGCAGTAGCTTCTTTAGGCGTTTTACTGTCGGGCCCCTTAAGAGCCCTAGGACTAAGCTTTACAGGTATCGCTGACGCCGCTAAAGAGTCAGCGGCAGAACAGTTGGAGTTTTATAGAAATGTAAGTGATGAGGTAAAAATAGCCTCTAAAAACACGGAAGATTTTAAACAAGATCTACAGTCCCTTGCGAGAGTAGGAATAGCGGATGGAGCAAAAGGAGGCTTTTTAACCACTCTTAGTAGGGGAAAAGATTTAAGTGGTACAGAAGTAGCAAGATTTAAAGCAGCAGTAACGGCAGCAGAAAATCATGTAAATAGTTCAGGAGTAGTTGTAAAAGGGGCCTTCACAGGCATGAAAATTCATATGGTTCGTGAGATGAGCGAAGCATATACAGCAATGAATGCAGCACAATCTACTACTCTTAAAAAGACTCAACTTTTTAGCCTTAGAATGAAGGGTTACTTTGCTGGTATTTCAGCTGTAGCAAAAGCTGCAGCTGCCGGTATTGCTTCTGCTTTTTCTTCTGCACTCAGCCTTGTATCTTATGCAGCCTTGGCATTTACAGGCTATCAAATGTATAAAGAGCTTACTGCAGGCCCTATGACTGAAGAAGATTTAAAGCTTGAAAAGCAAGCAAGAGATGCTCAAGTATTTTTAGATCGACTTGTAAGTATTAACAAAGAGTTTTCTCAATTTGCAGAGATTCAAAAGGAATTGAGCAGTGCAGGTAGCCTAAAATTTTATGAAAATATGTCTTCTTTCTTTGGCGCCAACACTGCGGCAGAGTTTAAAACCATGCGTGAGATAATGCAGGAGACGGGACTAACGCAGAAAGAAATGGCAGAGACTTCAGAAGAGAGCAGCAAAAAGATGTATGCTGGGTTTGCTGCTATGGCTACAGGCGCCTTTATGTTACGAAACGCTTTAAACTTCGTAGCTGCTGCAGTCCCGCATCCTCTTGTAAAATTAGGGAGTAAAGCTCTTGCGATTGGGGCCGGAGCTCTGGGAGGTTACTTTGCCGCGGATGACTTTATAGAAGATGCAAAAGATGCGGGCCACTTTTCTGAAGAAAGAAAGGAATTTCTTGCAAATGAAAAACGAAATGCCGCAATAAAAGAAAGAGCAGTAGCAATGAGAGATGTTCTACGGACTTCTCAAGAAACCTCGAAAATCTCTTTCCCAGAAGTAGATAGACTTTTAGAGACACTTGATGAAATAATTGCTAAAGAAGGTCCCATAGGCGACGCGCTTGGTGAAAATTTTGATAACGGCACTCGGGCTGTATCTAAATTAACAGAAGAATTGGCAGCAGCCGCTAAAGAAATGAGCCAGCTTCAGAATAAATTTAGAAGTTTTATGAATAGTATGTTTGAGATATCTGAGGCCTCGCAGTTAATGGCTAGCTTTGAAGTCCAGCTTGAGCAGCAACGTAAGATACTTAAAGATATGGCGTCGTCTCCAAATACCTCTTCCGAAGCAATGCAAACACAATCTACAGTAGTTTCTGGGCTTGCTCGGCAAGTAGAGACTTTGAAAAGAACCGCCGAACTACAGCGAAGACAGAAAGAAAGAGAAAGTCAAGCAGCTCTGCAGATGACAGATATCATAGGAAATGAAACAGATGAAAGGCAAGAGCAAGTAAGGCTTGCAAATGAAGAATTACAAATTAGAACAAATATTGCAAATTTAGTTGATGAAATAGAAACTAAAAAAGTTGAAATGGAAGTTATGATAGATTTCGTCTCCGACGGTAGAGTTGATGGATTTACTACTCCAGAGGGGAGAACGCAATTTTTAGATAGTCAGACTGGAAAAGACGCAATGGCAGCTCTTAAACAGCTTGGGCTCGATCTAGCGCAATTAGGAAAAGATTTAGGCCGAAATCTACAGCAGCAAGGAGTAGCAGCGGAAAAAGCAGCAGTAAATACAGCAAAAGAAAAAGAAAAAGAATTAGAAATTCAAAGACAAATAGTTCAAGAAAAGCAAAAAGAAGTTCAAGCACAAAGAGAAATTTTAGAAATTATTAAGCAGTTTGATGCAAGAGCTATTGATAAAACCCTTAGGGATGACAGACTTCGTAACCCCTTTGGCTATCTTACAGCAGATAATACAAGAGCTAGAATGGAAAGAGACTCCGCTAGATCTTTAATTAAGCTGGAAAAAGAACAAATTGAGCGAGAGTATCAAGTAAAGTCTCAAATGATTTCCGCAGAGTATGCACTTCTTAGAGCAAAAATTAATACAGCCCGAATGGAAGCTGACATTTCTGGAGACGGATTAACTGAAGGCCAAAGTGAAGCTTATGGACGTTTACAAGGGCAGTTAAATAACGCTGAGCAGGCACAGCAGGCCGCAGCATCTGCGGCAGCAGACAATGCAAAAGCAGCAGCAGACGAAAGGCTCGAGCAGCTAGAAGCAGAAGTTATATTTACAAATCAATTATTTATTGAATATGAAAATCTTGCAATGTCCTTTGAAGAAGGTATGGTAGATGCTTTTGGACAGGTTATTGCCGGAAGTATGAAAGCAAAAGATGCTTTTAGAGCATTTGCTGAAATGATGATACAAGAAGCATCTCGTGCAATTGCAAAACTTTTAGTAATGGAAGCTATTACTAAAGCCATGGGCATGTTCGGAGCCCCAGGAGTTGGGCCTATATCGTCACTTTTAGGAGGTGCTGATGGCCGTTACGGTGGAGTAATGAAAGCACCTCAGGCTAGACATGGAGGAGTATTTGATAAATACTCCACAGGAGGAATTGCTAGAGGTTCAGATGCAGGCTACTTGGCAACCCTTCATGGTACAGAAGCTGTAGTACCTCTTCCAAACGGTCGTTCAATACCTGTGGAAATGTCCGGCGCAGGTGCTCAAACAAATAATGTAAGTGTAAATGTAAATGTTCAAAATGATGGAAGAGCAGATACAACAACGGAAGGAGACTCTAGAGAGATGGGCAAGGCAATCGCAGCAGCCGTACAGCGAGAAATACAAACTCAAAGACGGCCTGGAGGGCTACTTAGCCCGTATGGAGCACGATAATGTCCGCTCAATTTCAATTTACAATCCCAGCCGCAATAACAGGCGCATCCGATCAAGTAGTTACAGCAGATAGAGGGCTTTCAAGAAATACTATACCCAGAGTTCTTGTAGCTAAATTTGGTGATGGGTATGAACAAAGAGTTGCTGATGGAGTAAATGCTAAAGATCAAACGTTTATGATTACTTTTAATAATAGAGCAGCAGCAGATATTTACAATATTGAAAAGTTTTTTAATGAGAATATAGGAAAAGCATTTACATTTACCGTCGCAGATAAGGCAGGAAATACAGCACAAAAAGTAGTTTGTGAGGACTATAATATTACTTACATCTCTGAAAACTTTCATTCTATAACTGCAAATTTACGAAGAGTATACGAACCGTGAGCATAAAAACAATAACAGTAACAGACTCTGACGCAACCGTTAATCTTACTAATAGAGACTCTCTTAAGGTAACCTTCGCGCCTGTTATTTACCCTTTAACTGCTACAAACATAACAGGCTGTACTGTAACTCCAACTACGATTGCGAATACAGATAATCAGTTTACAGCCACATTTGCAAATGATTTCACAGGAGCATATTCGTTTACACTAGCGAATACAGGCCCTGAGGTGCCTCACGGTATTCTTGCAGATATACCGAATACAAATGTAGCAAATGCAATAGGCCCTCAATGGGGAGTAGTAAGAGAGACAGTAAATGGTGTAAACTATGAAAAAATTGGATCAGGCACTGCTATGCCTTGGGACTCCAATGGGGGCTTGCCTTTAGTTACTAATACTGGAGGAAGCTTTGCAAATACTGGTGTATCTAATACATCTCAAGTTGTTAAAACTACTTCTGGCCTTCTTCAATTTAATTCTAGTGTATTTATTCCTACTTTTGTTAATCAAGTAAAAAGAGTTATAAATATAGTAGCTTATTCAGCCACTTTTACTTTAGCTCAAGGAGAGTATGTAAGAACAACTCGTAAAGGCGGAAATGATAATAATTCCAGAGCTTGGATGTATAATCAAACTACTGATACATATACTGAAATGACTCAGTCTGACTCGGTATCCCATGCAAACGCTATTAAAGCACCCGCAAATGGAACTTATAGAGTAGTTGTTGCTTCAGGAGTATATGCATTTGCAAGTCAAACAGGTACTCGTACGGGAACAAGCTCATGGGGGGACTTCATTGCTCATGATGCAAATGGCAACAAAAAAACAACTATAACTATATCTGGAACCGTATCCCAGTCTCCCGCAGAGCTGATAGAAAATACTCAAATACAAGAAACTGGAGATGCTCTTGTTCATCTTTTTGAGCTGAAATTACCAGAACCTCGATCTACCACTTTATACATGCATGATGGTCTGAACTTTGACTCGGGTACAGGAAAAAATATATACTTTCCATCCAAAGATGGCACTGCAGTAAATGAATATATAGCATTTCCTATTTCCATAGATGGAATAGAGACAAAAATGGGAGGAGGATCCAATAAGCCTACTTTGGCGATGGCAAATGTTCCTGTTTTAAGTAGAACTCTTACAAATAATACTGATGGTACTGATGATGAGACAAATCTTGAGCAAATTTTTATTGATGAAGGAATGTCCAGTGCTGAATCTTTTTTAGGAGGAACTATAACCTATAGAAGCACTTTATTAAAATATACTTTTAACTCTTCAACAGCATCTGCAGGCTCTTTACCTATTGAATACCCTTCTCATGTGTATAACCTAGATAGAGTTTCCAGAGAAGAGAGTGCAATTATTCAGTTTGAACTAGCAACTCCCGCAGATTTAGATAATATTACACTTCCAAATAGAAGAGCAGTAGGAAAATATTGTGCATGGGAGTACCAAGGAGCTTTATATAAGCGAGGAGGCTGTACTGTTCCTGCAAATGTATTTGGAGCATTTTTTGATGAAGATGACAAACTTATTACAGCAGATATAACTGCTACCTCAGGAGCTTACTCTATTCAAACGTGGGCTTCGGGGGGATCATACAGTGCAGGAACAAAAGTAAAAAAATTATTCTCCGGAGGCGCGGGAGGTTGGAGAATATATGAAGCACTAATAGCAACTCCAGCAGGAAAAGATCCTGAAACAAATTCTATATATTGGAAAAGACTAGATGTATGCGGTAAAAGAATTAGATCCTGTAAAATGAGATTTCATACTGTAGTTAGTGCTATAAGTGGAGATCCGAGTTTAGCCGGAACACTTCTTGATGCAACTTATTTTAATAGTAGTAAGTCTTTACCTTTTGGAGGCTTTCCGGGGTCAAAGAAATTTAAATGATAGATGAAATATATAAACACTTTGAGAATGAGTACCCACGAGAGGGTTGTGGAGTAATCATTGAAGGAGATAAATTTATTCCTTGTAAAAATATTGCAGAAGATAATTATACCTTTAAATTTTGTCCAGACGAATATATAAATTTAGTAATGAGATATAAAATTAAAGCAATAGTACATGATCATGTAGAGGCCCCCAACACGCCATCTCAAACAGATTTAGATAACTGTAAGGCATTGAACTTGCCATATTATATTTTTACATATCCGGATATGTCATTGAACATAGTAGACCCAAAGGAGCTTTAAAATGCTACGAACAATACACTTACACGGAGAGCTTGGAGAAAAGTTTGGCTTTGAGAGACAAATTGAGGCTAACTCTTTTAAAGATGTGCTTCTTTGTCTACAAGCAAACTTTGAAGATTTTAAAGCTTACTTGGCAGATTGCTATGAAAAAGAAATTTATTTTATTTGGAAAATAAATAATCAAGAACTGACATGTCCAGATGAGTTACTATTGGAGTATCCTGAAGGTGATATGGTAATTACGCCGGTCCCTGCAGGCGCATTTCTAAAAAGTGCTTTTAAAGCTATTGCAGGATTTGCTCTTATAATGGTAGGAGGAGCACTTTTGATGGCGGGCTCCACGCTTTACGGAAGTCTTGCTTATATAGCAGGTCAATATTTATTCTCTCAAGGTATGTATGAGCTTTTATCTGAGGATCCTACTACGGATGACGAAGATCTTTCTTATCTATTTTCAGGATCAGAGCAAAATATTAGTTCGGACGATCCTATTCCCGTATGTTATGGAAGGCTGAGAATCCCGGGCAGACCAATAAGTTTTGAAATTCGTAATGAAGATGGTTTTATTTCAAGTGTAACGGGCAATAATGCAAGGAGAACCTCAAGCGAAAGTGCAAGAAGAGCAATCCCTAACCAAGGAGGCTACTAATGGGGTTTAATAGTAATGCATTAGCTTTAATAATGGGCGCACGCAGAGGTGGAAGAAACCAAACTAATAGTGCTGTGTACTCAGGATCAATCGGTCAAAATATTTCTGCTACAGATGTTTTGTGCGAAGGCCCTATTCACGGTTTAGTAGAGGGAGCCGCATCCCTTTATTTAGACAATAATCCTGCGTTACAAGCAAAATTAAAGTCTTTTTCTCCAAGTAGAAACGAGGAAGGAAGTGACAGATCTGGAACTATTACTTTTTCGAATGGAGTGGTAGGCACTGTAGATGATAACACTTTTATACCTTTAGAGTTAATCAATAATACAAATACTCCTCGTATCATTCGTTTAACTGACCCTACAGAGCTTAGTGTTAATATAGGTGCTCACACTTCAACAGGAAATTATAACACTCTATCCCTTACAGGTTCGGGATTTTCTGTAGCGGATCATCAATCTCAGTATGGCATTAAACAACTTTATTTATGTGTTTCTGATACAGTAATTTTTGGGTATTTTAATGTTACTAATTCCACTAGTGGACAGTTTATTTGGAGCAAAGCTGGGCCTATTCCTGAGTTTATTGCAGCTAGCTCGACTGGAAAACTAAAAATTGTTCATGTTGCAATAGTCACAGCTATAAATCCTACTGCGGGTACAATTACTGTTGCTGCTACTAATTATGCGGGCCAATCTCAATCTTTTAATGGAACTTATGGATTTGCTCTTACCCAGAGCCCCCATCATAATGCTACCGAAGGCACAACAGGGTCAGGTACCTTTAATCCTGACACAGTGACCGGAAAAGTTGACAATCTTTATGTTCAAGAAAATACTGGGTGGCTAGACCAAGAGCCTATAAGAGACGTTGGAGGGGTAGGAGGCTCTGTTGTAATACAAGGTTCTACAAGCGGTGTTAACTTACCTAACTTAAAATTTTTAAACCCATCTCAAGCGGCTGCAAATGGCGTAACTTTATTCGATCAAAATGGTATGCCGAATACTGCCGACAATGGGGACTATCCCGGGACGCCTGATTTTAGTGATACTAATAACTCTCCTACTATACTTAATGCAAGTGATTTTGGTTTAGATACTGCTGCAAAGATTGCTGAAGCTGATAAAGTTAGGTTTGATATTACTTATCCTCAAGGAATACTAAGTATAGATCAAGAGAAAGGGGATCGTCATACAAATTATGCATTCTATGATATAAAAATAGAATTTCAAATTAATGGAGGAACAACATATCAAGATGCCCAAGAACCCTTTGGAGGTCTTGTAAAGCATAAAGGTAAAAGACAGTCCGCGTTAAATTTTCAGCACCAGATTGATTTAGAAGTTTATAGATATTTAAACTTTACAAATTTTAGAGTAAAAATAATAAGAGTTACTAGACATGTTGGTCTCCCTGTAGTTTCAATGGGAGGAATCGATAGAAGTAGATTTAATACAAATAAACAAAGATATACTGTCTTACTTAAATCGCAGGTAGATAACTTACAAGCAATTAATGAAGATAAATTTAGCTATCCTTACTCTGCTATAGTTAATTCTACTTTTTCTTCTCGTAACTTTAAAGATCCGCCCAAAAGAAGCTATGACATTAAAGGAAAGCTTGTAAAGGTTCCTAGTGCATATACTCCTAGAGATTCTTCTCCCACTGGAAAAGCTCTTTACGGTAATTTCTGGGATGGCAGTTTTAAGTCAGAACTACAGTATACAGATAATCCTGCATGGATTTTTTACGATATTCTTACAAATAATAGGTATGGTGCTGGAAAATGGATAAAAGATGCAGATATAGACAAGTACTCTCTTTATCGTATTTCTAAGTTTTGTGATGAATTAGTTGATAGTAATGATACTATACCTGCTACAAGGGCTATAAGAGGCGAGTACTACAAAATTGTAACTCTTGGAGATACAGACTGGAATACTGTAGCGGGAACATCGGGGGCAACTTATGCAGTAGACAATATAATTCGTGTAAAGGTTACTCCTACAGGAACAGGTGAAATAACTCTAATGGAGCCAAGGTTTAGAATGAATATTCTTTTAACCAAAGCTTTACCGGTATATAAAGTTTTAAAGGATATGGCAAGTGCCTTTACTTCTATGCTATACTGGATGGATGGCCAACTTACTCTTGTTCAAGATACTCCTCAAGATCCTATAGCGGTTTTTGGAAAGGCAAATGTTATAGATGGTCGATTTACTTATGAAAGCTCCTCTCTAAAAACTAGACCAAATCAAATAATTGTAAATTGGAACGATCCTACAATTGATTATGAGCTTACCCCTCTTATTGTAGAGGATAGTGGTGATATAGTTAATCGAGGTCGAGTTATTACAGAAGAATGTGTTGCATACGGCTGCACGTCTGAGTCACAGGCAATTCGTTATGGAAAATGGAAGCTTTGGACGGCTCAAAATCAAAAAGAAATAGTATATTTTGGTACCTCACTAGAGGCTAATTATTTAAGACCTGGTGATGTAATAAGTGTACAAGATGCAGATAGAAAAGGAGTGCAATTTAGTGGTAGAATTCAAAGTTCTACAACTAACTCAGTTACTTTTGATAGAGCTGTAACGCTAACAGGAGGCACTTACGAAATTTTTGTTGTGTCTACAGAGCCAGGAGCTGTATATACTGGATCTCTAACTTTAACTATAAATAGCGTTTCTTACTCTAGGGGAGACTTGTTGCCTGAAGCTTTTATTTATACAGATACTAATGGTAATGGAGTTCGAGATACATTAACTCTTACAGCGTTATCTGATGAATTTTTAGCATCAAATGCTTTCGATGCTAATGGCAACCCCATCTCTGTAGAATGGAAGCCCTATATTACAGCAGAAGGGCATCAAATTACTGAAACATCAGGAAGCGTTTCAACAGTTAATTTAGTAGGCTCGAATGTTTTTACTAGTACTCCTACAGCCGGAGCAGTCTGGACTTTAAAAGAGATAGGCGAAAGAGGGACCGCAAAAGAGTACAGAATACTAAATATAGAAAGATCGGACAAAAATATATACAACGTTTCTGCTACAGAACACTTTAATGAAAAATTTACTTCTATTGAAGATAGATATGACTTGGGTGTAGTACCTGAAAACCCTGATGCACCAGAACAAGAACCTGAGGAGATACCTCCTCCTACAAATTTACTTGTATCTCCCTCCGGGCCGACCGCTTTTCCAGATACTAGCTTATTGCTTACATTTACTCCCCCTGAGACCAATTTTGTAGCTGCATTTCAAATTCAGACAAATATTGACGATGTTGGAATGTTTACACAGACTGAAACCCATAAAGAATTTAAAGGAATAATTGCTAACAAGTATTCTTTTAAAGTAAGAACAATGTCCCCCAAAGGAGCAGTATCTGAGTGGGTAGAAACTGAATACTCAGCAACTAGTCCCGGCATTGGAACAGAGTCAGGTGAAAATATTCATGGACTAAAACAATGGATTACAGCATCTGAAGAGCCAGAAATAGTAAGGGATATAGAAACTAGTACTAATGAAAAGTATAGCACTACTTCTCCATATTTTATTGTAGAATTTTATCAAAAAAATGCTACTGCCCCTGAGTATGCCTATTATCATTGGAATACAACAGGAAATCTATTACTAACCACTAACAATGCTACTACTGGACTTCCTAATGGCGGGGAGAACGCTATTGCAACTCGAAATGTTTCCGCCGCCGCACTAGCAACCGAGGTAGTTAGAGCAGAAGATCCTGCTACAAATAAAGTATATGAGTATAGAGCAGGTGCTTTTGTAGCCAATGGGTCAAGGCACGGTAGTAATGGACAAGTGCATAAGTTATATAAGATTAAATCAAATCGATCTGAGCATGCTTACGGGGGAGAGGTATTTAGATTTAAAAAATACCCAGTTCAAATTGCACAAAGAGAGACGCCCGATGATTTTGTAACTATTACAACAGAATCCCCGAATGGCAATGTAGACTTATCTAGCGTTGTTGATGATGATACACGAGAGTTGTACATTGTATTCGATTATAGTGTACCTAAACTATTTTTAGGAGAGTGGGATACAAGTGCTAATGGAGACGGTCCCGCTTTTTGGAGAGATGCTAATGAAACTATGGCAAATGCTTGGACTGCTCTTACAATGACTTCAGCAACACTAGCAGCAAACTCTAACAAGTTAGTTGGAGTTGGAACATCTTTCGAGTCAGAGGTTCAAGTAGGAGATATTATTAGTTTAGCAAATTTATCTACTCAAACTGAAACTTTAGGAGATGCAGCAATCGTTACAACTGTACTCTCAAATACAGAACTTAGCTTAGATAGAACATTTACTACAGCAAAAAGTTTATCTAATTTATATATTCCTACGTATAGGCCCGATGTAAACCATGATGCAATTGCTGCTGATATTTCGAGACCAACATAATGAGTACTACAACTGATATAAAATTTGAATTCTATATAGACAGTACCTCTGATCAAGATACTTCTACGGACTTAAGCCCCGCTGATGCAACAGACCTTGGCTTAAATTCTGGTATTGTCGTGGATCAGTTAGGGGGCGGAATAACTTTTAGTAACGCAGGTAGTATAAAGGGCGGAAAAACTGACTGGGATGTAGGTATAGGCTTCTGGTTAGGTTATCAAGACGAAGATTATAAAGTTGCAATAGGAGATCCTGCAAATCAAAAAGTAACTTGGGATGGTAATGATCTTGTTATTGATATTGATGGTACTAATTTATCTATAAATGGCGGTAGCACTGGACAAGTTCTTAAAGTAGCTTCTAATGGAACAGTAGAGTTTGGAACTCATGTACAAAACTTAGATGATCTAGCAGATGTTACTGGAACTACTCATAATGCATCAATTTTTAAAGTTCTTATACCAAAAAGCGGAAATGTTTTTGGATTTGAAGATTTACGAAGTGTTACAAGCTCTTATGTCCGTTTACAAGATTTAAGCAATGTAACGAATACTGCTCCTACCTCAAACGGACTCCTTCTACGATATAATAGCAGTACACAGGTTTGGGCATACCAAACTGCTGCCGATGTGGGAGCAGATATAAGCATAGGTAATTTATCAGATGTAAATATAACTTCAATCGCAGACAATCAAGTACTACAATATAACACTGCTACTGCGCGCTGGGAAAATGTAAGCATGTCTTCTGCAATCGCAAATCAAGGTTTAGGCGATCATACTGATGTATCTATAACAGGTTTGAATAGCACAAAACCAAAAGTTCTTTGGTATCCAGGGGGTAGCGGACAGAACTGGATAGCGAGAACTAATTTGCTGGGCCCAGATGTATTTGCTAATATTGAGGGGACATTAGGTGATGGAAAAGTTTTAGTATATAGTGTGCCCGGAGGAGCAACAGATCCGCACTGGGATATTAAAGACCGTACTGATCTTCTAAGTTTGAATGACCTACAAAATGTTAGCGCAGCTACTCCGGCTGTAGATTCATTTCTACAATACAACGGCACAAACTGGGTAGCAACATCACGAAGCATGTTTAGTACTATTGCTGTTTCTGGCCAGAATAATGTAGTAGCAGATTCTCCTACGGACATATTGACATTTGCAGCAGGTACTGGGATTACACTTACTACAGATGCTACTAATGATATTATCACAATAGCATCATCAGGATCCGGGAGTTCTTCTACTGTAGTACAAGATGCGGATGGCGACACAAAAATACAAGTAGAAGAAGCCTCAGACGAAGATACAATTAGATTCGATACAGCCGGCAGTGAAAGAATGGTTATTAGTAGCAATGGTGATGTAGGCATTGGCCGCAGTCCTCAGCTCAACTACAACCTAGATATCGAGGAGGATAGTGGTGACGCCATACTTAGACTTAAAACATTGGGAGCCGGAAGTTCAGATGACACTTTCTTGCGAATGCAAATTGGTGGCACGAACGCAGATAACTGGATGTATTTTGGCGATGCAAATGATTCAAATGTTGGGCAGATAGGTTATCAGCATAGCAGCGATCGTTTTCGTTTTTTTACTAACGCTACGGAGGCCATGCGTATAAACAACGACCAAAGTTTGCAGTTGTATGGAGGTGCACGATTTACTGGAGCTGTCACAGATCAGCATACTCTTGATGACTACGAAGAAGGTACTTGGACCCCACATTTTGCAGATGCAGCATCTGGAGGAAACCATGTAACAGCAGGCACTCAGTCTACCGGTTCTTTTACAAAAATAGGAGATATAGTACATGTATCTTGTCCAGCACAAAATATAAATCCAAGCGGCCTAAACTCTAGCAATATATTATACATTAGAAATTTTCCCTTTACAATATCAAGTGCTAATCTTCAAACTCCTTGCACTAGCGTTAACTTTACTGGTAGAGCCGCGTCGGTGATGCTCGGAGCATATTTTTTCGCAACTCCAGGAAGCACTCACGGATTTATTATTCTTCCTTCTAGTTCAACTGGGGGTGAGAATACACAAACAGTAGGAAATGTTCTAAGAACCACTACAACAGGCGGGGCATACACAGGTATAAGATTTAATATTACCTATAAAACAGCATAAAGGAGAATAGCATGTCGCTTACAAAAACGACAACAAAAGATAAAATAGAAATTGTACACACTCAAGATGTAGACGGTAACGCAGTTGTAAATGTTCATGTACGAGAAAAAATAGAAATATCAGAAGGCGGAGCAATAATCAGTACTAACTTTCACCGATACACAATAACACAAGGTGACGATTACACAGGCGAAACAACGCAAGTTCGTGCAGTCTGTGAGGCGGCGTGGCCATCCTAAGCTACCACCCCTAAGAAAAAAAGATCTTGACATTTTATGTCGGTGTTGGTATAATCATTCTAATTAAATATTAAAAGCCTCCCCAAGGAGTACGTTGAAATCTAATGGATATAATTCAAGTAGTAAAGGGCGATACAGGACCCCAGCTTAGAGCAACTGTAACTCGTTCAGATACGGGAGCCGCCTTTGTAGGTTCAACAAATACAAATTTACGTATTCGCAAGAAGGGAACTTCTACCATAATTTCAACTATTCCTTTAGATACTGTAGAATCATCTCTTTCTGCAGGAAGTTTAGTATTTCCATTAAGCAGCTTTTTAACAAACTCCGCAACAACGGATGGCTTTTATGAAGCAGAAATAGAGTTTACTCTTTCAGATGGTCAAATTATGAGCGTATTCGAGCTAATTGACATTAAGGTTAGAGATGACTTTTAATTATGAAAAAAAGTTTTATTTATACAATGAAGCCCAACTTAGGAAATTTTCCTGAGTTAAAATCGGCTAAAGCGAACACTCCTCATGCAAAATTTGTAACACTGGATACTCCAAGTTCTATAAATATACTTAGGAATGTTCCTTTATTAAAAAGCTCGGAGGTAGTACGCCCAAGTGTGAGGATTTAAAATGTCACTAGATAGCAAGATTTCAATTTTACTATCTCAGTTGAAAAATAATCCAGAGCTACTAAATAAAAATACAACTGCAGCCAGGCTAGACGAAGTTTCAGTCCCTAATGAGCCTTTATTTGCAGGAATAACAGGAAACATGCCCACTATGCTGGGGGCAGCTTCCTTGATAAATGATCCCAACTTGTTCAATGTAGAGTTGGATCTATTTATCCTACTAAAAGAACAGCTTGTAAGTCGTTTAAAACTAATTGATGTTCTTTCAATCTCTCAAGATAAAGCGTTCAGAAACATTTTAGTAGGAACAGAGGACGTTAGAAAAGGTGTAGCAAAGCCTTTAGAAAGCATAGTAGAAATAGATCAATTCATAAAGTTTTTACGAAAATTTACATTAGCAGATTCTTTTTCTATAGGGGACTCAGAAACTTTAAAAAGTACTAAGAGTCTGGTAACAACCTTAAAAGCTTTAGATGTTTTAAGTAAAAAAACATCAATTAAAAAATCAGAACTTGTAAACTTACTTGATGAGCTAACTCTAAAGAAAACAGCAAGAATAAACCCCCGGGATAAAATTAGTCTCATAGATGTAATTAAAGTTCCAAAAGCAAAAATTCAGATAGATAGATTAGTAATACAAGATTTTACTCCTGCATTTAAAACGAGTACTAGTAGAGAAGATGTAGCAACCTTAAATGCAGTATTTAAAGATATAAGACCTACAAAAGTTTTAGAGGAAGATATAACAGCAAAAAGCTTTACTCTGAATCCTAAGGCACTTACTCGCAATGATAGAGTTAGCGCAAAATCTAAAACTAAGTTAAAGATTTCTTTTGATGCGCTAGATCAGATGCAGTTATTTAAAAGAGTAACAAAAGATGTTAGCATTGTAAGACGCTCTACTTTTTCTGCACGAACAAATGAATTAGTATCAAGATTCTTATTAAATAGAGACACTGCAGCTACAAAATCTAGACATAAGCTAAAAACTATTACAGAAAAAAGTGATTTAGTAACTGCATCCATTGATAGATTTTTTAAAGTAAACAGAGTTTTATTTGAAAGGTATAATATTAGAGATGCAATAATTAAACCTGCAAGATTTAAACAAACTGTGGATAATCTTGCATCGTTTAGCAGAGTTTCAAAAAAGTTTGATAGATCCTTGGAAGATGTAGCGGATTTGATTATAAAAATATCCTTAAATCCAAACTTAGCAGAGAAAGAGCAAATACAGATTCTAAACTCTATACTTACACCAAAAGCAAAACTTAGCACAGAAAGACTACAAACTAGTGAGTTTATTAAGCTTGAGTTTCCATTTAGACTTTTTGAAGTGTTTGATGTAATAGATGTAGAGATAGCTAAGTTTTTTAATAAGCAAATAGTATTTCCAGAAGTAGCAGAAACTTCCGATAATTTAATACAAGCTAAAAGTTTGGTTTTTAGCACTCAAGCAGGGCTAAAAACAAAAGATAGAGATCATGGAGGTATTGGAGATATATTTTTTACTTTCGGACGAAAGATAATAGATTTAGTAAATGTTGTTGATAGAATAAAAAAAGAGTTTAGAACACCTCAAAAAGAAACGTTAAAAATAACGAATCTAGTTTTAGAGGGACGATCTAAATTAATTTCATCAAGAATTTTTGCAGATGATGATAAGCGCGGAACTTTAGTAGGAAAAGCTCTTATACCCTTTACAGTTGGCATCGAAGATAATAGATATGCAAACTCTCTAGGAAAGGTTAGGTCTGATAAACTAAAAGCGCAAAGTTTTATAGTAACACCTGCACTTGCAGAACAAATAACAGAAAGATTTTTAGTGAATGATAGTTTCAATCCTTATTTACTTAATAAAGTAAAAGAGTTTAGAATTGGACTAAAAGATACAACACTGAAAAAACTTCAAGAAAAAACTGACGGTATTAGAGACACACTCTCTTCTTCAGAAAAAGGCTACGCTTGGATGAGGGATGAAGAGTATACGAAAGGAGCATATTTTTTACAGCCATATGTTGCTACAATACCCCCTGGCAGATCACGCCAATTTTAAAGGAGAACCTAAATGTATATAGACGATTGTCGCTTAAAAGGTGTTGTAAACCTAGTCCTTCGTGATAAAGATGGAAAGGTAAAGCAACATAAAACAATTCGTAATAAAGTTACGAAAGATGGTATCGCTCACATTATCGGTCGTATGATTGACGATGGACAAGATCGTGCAGGCAAGCATAAGATGCCCCGAATGATGAGCCATATGGCAATCGGAATCGGAGCAGCTGCTCGCTCGGATAAAGATAGATACAACCACACTGATTTTGATAACCTTCCAAAAGTGCTGGGTATCAATGATGGTAGCGGTACACAAGCAAACCTAAAAATTGCGAGAAAGCAAGCAGCTATTCCGAAAGCATATGACCGTATGCTTCAAGATGAGCGCGGCTTCCGTGTTCAGCTTATGAAAGATACCACTCTTTTAGGTGACTATGCTCCCTTGGTAAATGTGCATCTCGAACAAGATGGCTCAACTGCGATGCATGCCACTGATAGTGCTGGAAATAGTCAACTTATCTTTACCACAGGCAGTGATGGTGGAAACACTTTGAAGCGCCTAAGAAAGGGTCTTCAAATAACTGGCCTTACAGGTTCACAATCAAATAGTGGCCCTATTGGCGGCAGTGCGGATAATGTTAAAAATGCTCAAACTATAAAAATTGCCAAGATTGAGTCTGGAGTTCCTAATTCAACTGCTTCACGCATAACTCTGGACGGAACTTTGAGTTCACCTCCTGGAGGATCGGTAACTGATGTACACATAGACGTAGAGTACGTTGATGCAATTCCCTTAACAAGCTATAACATTAATCCGGCACATCCTACTCATACGGGCGTGCGTTCAGTATTTGAACCCCCGAGCGGCGCACCTGCAGCTACTGGACCTTTTGCTGCGGCTACCGCAAGACTTTCTGCCCTCCCCGGATACACGGCTGCTAATTATCATGAAAATGGTAAAGGATTACTAGGAATTACTCGTGGCCAGATCGGAGCTTTTTATGAGCGAGAGCTAGAGTACAATATTCGGCTTACTCACACTGATCAAGACGGACTTCCTATTGATTTAAGTACAAACCAGTCGGGTAACACAAATGTTGCTACTATAGTTGACGAAGCCGGCTTTGCAATTCTTGATACAGGAAGTGTCGCTAGGTTCCCCTTTGTGGGTGCTGAAGAGGATAAGCCCTCCGGAACTGCAACTGTAGGAGCCTCAGCAACTGCAGGTACTAATACTGCGGGTACTCGTGGTACAGAATTTATTCAGTTTGGTACAGCAGTTGATGGTATCTTCCAAGGAGCCCTTGTAGGTTCAAGTATTGTTGCAAATAATGCAGACGGTACTGCAGAAGGTTACCCACCTGAAGAAAATAACTATGGAGTTGCCGGAGGTTTGAATATCACCGGAACAGGCGTAGATGCCATAGCAAACACATTTAATGCATTTTTGAACTATGACTTTGGAGGGAGCACTTATGCTCCAAATGCTGTAGCAGGCGCAAAGAAAAATGGTGATCGCATTGTATATGTTGCTACATTTAAAGAGAATAATCCCCGTCCAGAGCAAGACTATGATCGTTTTTCTTCAACTGCAGGCACCCTTAGGGCTCCTTTGAATCGTATTTACCCAATTACAGAAGCTGGTATTTTTAACAAGCATATTCCTGATATTGGAGTTTTTGATGTTGGTGACCGTGCTTATACAAGCACTGATGGAGATGCTACAACTCTTGCACACATTGACCAAAGAGCAAATACAGCAACAGGAACTACTATTGATTACACTCTTACTAGTGGTACTGACCATAATCCTGTTGAAGGGGTTCTAACTCAAGACGGCAAGACAATAACTGCGGCGGCTTTTGGTTTTACTAAAGGACCTCTGACTCAGACAATGCTGTGTCGTACAACTTTCGATCCAGTTAATAAGGCAACCGCAGATACTCTGCAAATTACTTGGTCAGTTCAACTTCAAGATTTGACATAAGTAAAGAAGACGTTTAATGTCGCATCCTAGAACTTCCTCAAGCCTACCCGCTAATGGGGTGGGCAGTCCTGTAACAGTCGATGGCATTACTTATGTCTGGAATACTGTTACAGGTCGTTGGGAAACACAAATTAGTAAGAATATTAATATTGTTACTAAAGATACGGATGCCAACTATGTAATACCCCTCTCTTCTTTTAGTAGCCCTCTTGCATCTAAAGAGGGCCAATTTGCTGCGCATAAGCCAAATGAAGAGCTACTAACAGTAATTGAGGTAGATACTAATTTTATACAATTAAAGCAAGGTATCGCAAGTCTAGAAAGAGAACTTACTTACTGGACTCATGAAATAGAAGAAGAAACAGCCAGAATTAATACTATAAATACTACTTTATTTGATTCAAATAATCAAGTAAATTTTGTTCCTAGAACTACTGGGGGCACTTTTGGAGGGATTGTATCTGCCTCTACTCCTACATCTTCTAATCAAAATAACTCGGATCTAGTCACTACTCAGTATCTACAAAGAGAGTTTGGAACTTTAAACAGAAGTCTAATACCCAGTCAATTAGCTACTAATCTTGACTTGGGTAGCTCTTCCAATGGTTGGAGAGACATTTATGTTCAGCAAAGTATCTTACCAGATTCATCTGCTAACATACATGCAACTGAAACAAGAACAGACCCTAGTAATCCAAGTCAGCAAGTAACAGTACGCTACAGAGATGTAGATATTGGCTCTTTTACAAATCGCTTTAGAGATTTATATGCCCATAGTGGTAACTTCTTTGGCGGCACAGTAAATATTGGAGATGCATCACTTTCCGAAACTACTTCGGGTGGCTTACTAATACCAAATAATAGTTCTATTGGCACAGAAGCAAATGAAATTCCTTCTTCTTTTGCTAATACTTTAATTGATGAAAGATTTGCAACAACTGGGCAGGCCTCAGAGCGATTAGTTGGAACATTTTTAACATCAGCAAGTATTTCTGCTAATGATCCTGTAAAAATACTATCAAATGGAAAGGTAGTAACAGTAACAAGCACTACATCAAGCGATGCTTTTATAGGTATAGCACTAGAAACAAAAAATGCTAATTTAGATATAAAAGTAGCTGTACATGGTGTTGTTGGAGGATTCTCGGGACTAACGTCAGGAACTACCGTTCATGTAGAGCAAAATGGTACAATTACTCAAACTAAAACAACTACTACTCAAAAAATAGGTGTAGCAGTATCTACAACAGAGATATTTTTATTCTCTATCTCTAATTTAGATACTTATGTGCTTGGCAGATCAAAGATAGACTTAGACGATCTATCAGCTTCAGTTGTGTCCCCCGCTAGTGGAAGTGGTAATTTTTCCTATAATAATAGTACAGGTACTTTTAGTTTTACTCCTCCAGACTTGAGTCCTTATGCGACTACGCAATATGTAAATCAACAAGTAGCAGGACTAATTGATTCAGCTCCTGGAGCTCTTGACACTTTAAATGAACTAGCTGCGGCTATTGGTGATGACGCAAATTTTTCAACAACTGTTACCAATAGCCTAGCAACAAAAGCACCTTTAGCAGATCCTGCTTTTACAGGCACCCCTACAGCTCCTACTGCCAGTTCTACAACTAATAATACACAGATTGCAACTACAGCTTTTGTCCAGAGTTTAGCAGGAGCACAAGAAATTGGGGATTTGTCTGATGTAGACATTAATAATATACAGGATGGTCAAGTTTTAGCATATAGTATTTCTTCTCAAAAATTTGTAAATCAAAATCAATCAGGTATAGGCTCAGGCACAGGAGGCACAGTTAACTTTATTGTAGATGGGGGAACTGCTACAACAGTATCCAACGATATAATAATTTTTCTGGATGGAGGTAGCGCGTAAATGGCGGCAAGAATACAGATAAGAAGAGATACTTCCAGTAACTGGGCTTCTGCTAATCCTACTCTTAATTCAGGAGAATTAGGATTAGAAACTAATACAAATAAAATAAAAGTTGGAGACGGTTCTACGGCTTGGAGTTCTTTGGCGTATATTATTTATCCGCTTTCATTCTCTGACTTATTGAATAAACCTACTACTATTGCAGGTTATGGTATAACAGATGCATTTGATGGGGCTTTTAGCTCTTTAACAGGTAAACCTACTACCTTAGCGGGATATGGTATCACGGATGCCCTAGCAACAACCGCAGGGCTAGGAGACCTTTCAAATGTTTCTATTTCCAACTTAACAGTAAATAAGGGATTTATAAAGTATAATGGAACAAATTTTGTAAACCACTCTTTAGTTTTTTCTGATCTTACTTCTACTCCCACAACGATTGCAGGTTATGGCATAACAGATGCATTCGATGGTGTTTTTAGTTCTTTAACAGGTAAGCCTAATACTATAGCGGGCTATGGTATAACAGATGCATTTGATGGTGTTTTTAGTTCTTTAACAGGAAAACCAACAACTATAGCTGGATATGGAATTACTGACGCACTACAGCTAGGAACGTCAGCCACAACTGCACTTGCAGGAAATACCACGTTTTCATTTGCAAGTCTAACAGGTAAACCTACTACTATAGCTGGATATGGAATTACTGATGCATTTGATGGAGCATACAGCTCATTAACAGGTAGGCCTACTACTATATCTGGGTATGGGATTACTGATGCATTTGATGGTGCTTTTAGTTCTTTAACAGGTAAACCAACAACTTTATCAGGGTATGGTATCACTGATGCAGCTCCACTAGCAAGCCCGGGACTTACTGGTACACCCACAGCCCCCACTGCTGCATTAAATACAAACACCACTCAGATAGCTACAACTGCATTTGTAAATACAACTGTAGAAGATTCTATTGAAACAAATAATACTGTATATTTTCAAGACAATGCCCCTACTTTTTCAGCATTTGATGAAATCTGGATAGATACTAATGCAGGGGGCCTGTATAAGATGGCGGCCTCTGCGTCAACAGTGCCATTAGATAGCAGTATGGTAGCAAGTAGTTCTGCCACTATAACTATCCCTGCTGCAGGAGCTTCAGATACTAGACTAGTACTAGGAACAGGACTACCAACTGGTACAGTATCTTTTAATACTGCTATTTTTATAGAGTCTTTTTCGAGTACAGGGTCTAATACCCCTACTCTCGGGGTAGTAACTTACGCAGATAATACGCAAGCAACAGTAAACTCAAACTCTATTACTAGATCAACAGGAAATGCTCTAGATACTAAAATTAAGAGTTTTACTTTTACATCACCAGGTACCTCAAATTCTAGTAATTCTCATATTACATTGACAGTTTCCGCACATCCCGTGTGGGCGTTACAAGACTCTGATGTTCAAGCAAAAGTAGATGCAGTTATTGATTCAGCTCCAGGAGCTTTAGATACACTAAATGAGTTAGCAGCTGCTCTTGGTGATGATGCAAACTTTTCAACAACAGTAACAAATAGTTTAGGTACAAAAGCGCCTTTGGCTAGTCCAGCTCTCTCTGGTACCCCGACAGCTCCCACTGCAGCATCAAGTAATAATACCACTCAGATAGCAACTACTGCATTTGTGCAAACAGCGGTAGCAGGAACAGTAAATCTTACAGACTTTAGTGTTACTTCTAATAGTGCTTCTGGAGGAGGGGCACTTAGTTATAATAATTCTAGCGGCGTATTTAGTTATACACCTCCTGATCTTAGTAGTTTTTTAACTTCAGTATCTTTTAGCTCTTTAACAGGCAAACCTACAACTGTATCAGGGTATGGTATTACAGATGCTCTAACTACTGGAGCAGATGCTGATATTGGTAGCAATGATTTTATTACAACAGGTAAGGCATATTTTTCAAACGTATTTTCTCAAACGTCTAACCTGCCAAATGCAAGCACATACCATGGTATGTTTGCCCATGTTCATGCAACAGGAGCAGCTTATTTTGCCCATGCAGGAAACTGGGTTAGATTAGCAAATCAATCAGAAATATTTAGTGGAGCATTTAGTGCTCTTACAGGCACTCCTACTACACTTACAGGGTATGGTATTACAGATGCGGCTCCTTTAGCAAGTCCTGCACTTACAGGGACGCCAACAGCACCAACTGCAAGTTATAGCACTAATACAACTCAAATAGCTACTACAGCATTTGTTCAATCAGCAGTATCCGGTGCTAGTTCAGGTGCAAATGTTTCAGTATCAAGTTCTGCCCCCAGCAGTCCTTCTGCAGGAGATTTGTGGTTTGATGATGATGCTTTAGTACTTTATGTTTATTATGCGGACGGCAGCTCTAATCAGTGGGTTCAAACAAATCCGAGTTCTGTAGATCCTAGTGGATTTGACGGTGCTTTTAGTAGTTTGTCAGGTAAGCCAACTACTTTAGCAGGCTATGGTATTACTGATGGAGCCTCTTTATCTTCACCAATATTTACAGGTACTCCAACTGCCCCAACCGCGAGCAATGGAACAAATACAACCCAGTTAGCAACTACGGCGTTTGTTCAGCAGGAAGTAACCGCAGCAGGTAGTTATAATGATGCAAGTGTTGATACGCACCTAAATACTAGCACTGCAGCCACGGGTGAAGTACTAAGTTATAATGGTAGTGATTATGATTGGGTTGCTCAGCCAGTACAAGAATTTATAAAAGCCTATAGATTTGATGATACTTTATCAACAAATACCGGTACAAAACGACTTTATCTGCAAAAAGCATATACTCTAAAAAGTATTCATGCTTATGTAGATACTGCACCTGCTGGATCAGCAGTAACTGTTCAAGTAAAGAAAAACGGATCAAACTTACAAGTTGTAAGTATAGCTAATGGTGCAACAACAGGAAATGTAACTTCCTTATCGCATTCGATTGCTGCAAATGATTATTTAACTATTGATATAACTCAGGTAGGCTCTTCAACAGCGGGCGAAAATTTATACCTAGTGTTTACATTTAACTAAGGAGAAAATATATGTATGCTAAATTAGTATTCCCCGGCGACACCAAAACAGGGGAGCAGGT